CATAATTGTTTTCTTTTTTTACAAGCATAGGATAGTATTGTAGTGCATTCTTTTTAACTTCTATAATTGCTTTATAGTCGTCTTGTATTTTTTGATCAATACTAAAGTTCATACCTTTGATAAGGTTAACTAAAAATTCTACGTTAGGTTCGTTGTAATCGAATGACCATGTTTTACTTTCACTATGATACATTCCTCTGTGGTAACTTGGGGATTTTCTTTTCTTAACTTTGTTTACAATGTCTGCGATAAAAGGACTTTTGATTACAATACTTTCACCGTCAACAAATAAACTTTTTGTTTTGTCAATAGTTCTAAATGGCCATTTGAACTTTGGTTCTTTTAAAATAGATTCAACTTCAAACCCTTGTCTTGCAAGTAATGAACTATATTTTTTAACAATACGAAGTCCTATATGACTTTGCTTTTCAGTAAACGCATTACCACTACCTAACTGTTTACCAAGACTTTTTACAATAGCAAAATCATATTGATCAATTGATACTTCTTCGCCAAAGATATAGTTGCCTTCTCCAGACAAGTACATCATACATTCTTCAATATTTTGATCGGTCGTAGAAACAGAGTTACTCATGTTCATTAATCCTCAAGTTTATAGTAGTATTATAACACAATTATGTGTTTTGAGCAAGAACTAATTTCTCTAATTTTGGAAGCAATCTTACCAATGGAAGGCCTGATGCTATTTCATCTATGAAGTATTCAGTGTATAATACGTCATTAAACCATTTTGTCCTATCAGGTTTGTATAAATCTTCTATTCTACTGTAGTCTTTGTTGGATACATCATAGGCTAAACTATCTTTACTAACAAACACAGGAACACCTGCTGTTACTGCTTGTAGGCCTGGATTGCTACTATGACTTATTACACAATGAGCACCTTCAAGTGCATTGTCATAATCAAATTCATCATAAGTTTGCATGTACCTTTTTGGATATTGTAGATCTACATTTTTGTATTCAAAATTTAATGCACGTATTACACTAGGGTCTATTGGACTTCTAGGGTGCGGTCTAATTTTAATATCACGTTTTGTGTATTTTCGAATTTGTTTAATTTGTTCTTCTAACCATTTATCTACAGCAGGCATAGATCGCCATTGATGGCTTTTATTATGTTGTGTACAAATTAAGATATATTTGTTTGGAGCAGTTTCTTTCCACGGTTGCAAATCTAATTCAAATCTTTTTTGTCTATACTTACTAGCATTACGCAACCAATTATTAACACTACTTTTTGAAGTTTCTCCAAAGTATGCTTCTCTGTTTATTCCGCCTATAGCAACTTTCCAACTTTGATTACGTTGTAATCCTCCAACTTCTAACACAATAATAGGTTTATTATTTGCTTTGCAGTGTTCCCATACTTGCTTGTTTCTTGCCATGCGACCATGCCATAGCACTGACCAGATGACAGCAACATTGCACATGTCTATGTTTTTTGTCCAAGGTATTCCTGCTCGATCAAGACTGGTTTGAAACGCACCAAACACTGGTCCTGAATTCATTGCACCGAACTCGTTGAACATTCCGAAGATCATTTCTTGTGTACTCCAATAAACTAAATATACGTATATAATGTTATTTATGGAGTTTATATATGTCACGGAAATTTGCTGTTCTAACTACTTTTAATCAACAAGGCTTACAACTATATGGTCAAAGAATGATCAATAGTTTTGATGATCGCATGCCTAAAGAGATTGATTTATACATCTATGCAGAAAGATGTACACCCATTAGTAGAAAGACTAACAGAGTTATTAAAGTATTAGATCACGAAAAAACTTTACATGACATGGTTGAATTCAAAAAGAGGTATATAGGAGATCCTAGAGCCAACGGCAAAGGCCCTGATGGCAAAAGATTAGATGCTAAAAAAGCATTTAAGTGGGACGCTATTAAGTTTTGTAATAAAGTTTATGCAGTATGTGATGCGGCAAGACGTGCAAAAGCAGACGGTATAGATGTCTTAATTTGGATGGATGCTGACAGTTATATACATAGTCCTATGCCAATGTCTTTTATAGAAAACTTTGTACCTAATCATGTGTTTACATGTTTTTTAGGTAGAGGTCCTAAGTATACTGAATGCGGTTGGTACACACTTAATTTAAATCACGAACATTGTGATAAGTTTATTGATGAGTTTCAGCGTATGTATGATGATGCTGAAAACGGAATATTCAAAGAAAAAGAATGGCATGATAGTTACATATATGATGTTGTTAGACGCTGGCACGAAACTACATACGGTGTTACAAACAAAGATATTTCAAGTGGTATACAAGGTGAAGGTCATCCTTTGATTAACAGTGAACTTGGTGCATTTTTTGATCATATGAAAGGTGCAAGAAAAAGTGAAGGCCAAAGTAAACGCAAAGATTTAAAAATCCAAAGGCATGAGGATTATTGGAAGAGCGTAAGATGAAGCAATCTTATTTAGAAGATTTCTATAAAATATTTGACAAGTATAAACCTGTAAACATAGGTGAAATAGGAACACATGACGGCCGTACAGGAATGGAGTTTTGCAAGTATTGTTTACAATATGCTAATGATGTGAGATACACAGGTTATGATATATTTGAACTAGGTGCTAACTCAGACTTCCAACGCAAAGAATTTAATGGCAAAGGTGTTGGACGCAAATGGTTTGCAGAAAAAGTTTTTAACAAACTACGTAATCGTAATTCAAAATTTAGATATAAACTAGTACAAGGATTTACAGACGACACCCTTACAAAAACAAAATTTGATTTTGTCTTTATCGATGGCGGTCATTCTTACGATACAGTCAAACATGATTATAGTATGGTAAGTGATAGTACAGTAATTGTATTTGATGACTACTATCAAGATGACGTAAAAAAATTAGTTAATGAAGTAATACAAGATGAAAATATTCCATTAATGGATTGGAATACAGTATTAGAGTCAACAGGTTTACGTGCGGCAGAAATGCCAAAAATGCCCGAAGTTGGTAAGCAACATAAACTTGCAATATTCAAGGAGTAGAAATGAAAAGTCCATTAATAGATAATTTTTATAGATTGTTTGATGTAATTAAGCCTAGCAGAATATGTGAAGTAGGAACACATGATGGAAAAAGTGCAACACAGATGTGTTTGTATCTTTTGCAAATGGGTTTATCAGTAGACTACACAGGTTATGATTTATTTGAAGAAGCAAATGAACAGACACATAAAATAGGAAAGAACGGTAAAGGCACAGGCCGCTTAGGTATTGCAAGTGCTAAACTAAGAACTTTAAGAGAAAAATATCCTACAAAATTTAATTACAGATTAATACAAGGCGACAGTACAGTTACACTTAATACTCCTCAAAAATATGACTTTGCTTTTATAGATGGTGGACATAATTATGAAATAGTAAAACATGATTTTGAAATGCTCAAAGAAACACCAGTTATTGTATTTGATGATTACAATATTAGTCTTGTAGCAAAAGCAGTTGACGAATTAGATAATGTTTATCAAATAGACACAAAATGCAAACGCAATAAACGTAAACAAGCAATAAGATTACATGACACTTCTCTTGTAAATCAATTTGCAGAAGGAGTCATAAAATGAGTTTACCCGAACACCTAGGTGGACATAAAAATAGAACACATTTGGACGAAGGATCTCTAGATCATTGTATTAAAATATTAAAAGTTAAGTCAATGTTAGACATTGGTTGTGGACCAGGAGGAATGGTAGAACTTGCCAAAAGTAAAGGCTTAGAAGCATACGGAATTGATGGAGATTTTGAAGTTAAACGTTCTAAAAAGATATCTAAGTTTATAACAATACATGACTATGAAACAGGACCAAGTGCTTTAGATATTAATGTAGATTTAATATGGTCAGTAGAGTTTTTAGAACATGTATGGGAAAAGTATCAAGACAATTATATGAAAGATTTTCAACGTGGTAAGTTTGTTGTATGTACATTTAGTGAAAAGAACGGACACCATCATGTTAATCTAAAACCACAATCATATTGGATTGACGTATTTAAAAATTACGGATTTAGTTACGATGCTAACATGACAAGAATGATTAGAGAAGTAACTACTTTAAATATTACAGGAAAATTTGCACACAAACCTTTTGTTAAAACTCATGGATTGTGTTTTGTAAGAAACTAGTTTGTTATAATAATACTAGTTTGACAATGTTTACTTCTAGATAAAATATTAAAAGACCTATTGTATTTTTTAACCCATTCACCTAGTGCTTTGTACTCGTGTTCTTTCCAGGTTGTATACCACTTTTTATTAGTCCACGGATAAAACTCGTCAAATACAATAACTGTTCCTTTGTTTATTTTTTCATTTAAACAATCAAATATTGTTTTTGCACTGCTATATAAATCACTATCCACATGTAAAAAACTTATATTATCAAAGTTATTTTCTTTTATAAACTGTGGTAGTGATTCATTAAACCACCCTTGTATTAGTTTAACATTTTTTTGCACGTTTGGTAACTTGGGCATTTTGCCGTCTAGTGGTCTATTAAAATGTCCTGCTTGAATTGTTTTCTTTTTATTAAGTTGCCACTGTTCAGGTAGTCCTTCAAAACTATCAAAGCCATATACAGTTTGGTTAGGTAGTTTTTTTGCAATATGGTTAATTGTTGTACCTCTACTTACACCAAACTCTAATACAAATCCTTTAGTATCAATATGTGCTAGTGCATTATCTAAATTACTTAACCTTGCATCGGCTTTCCAAGGCATGTCAGGATACTTTGATTCTACAACCATAGCACGATGAAACTGTTCAATGTTGTAGTTTGTTGAATCCATTACATGTACTTTCGCATATGACCCCATGCTTCACCTGAACTTAATTCTTCAAAGTTCCAATGACACATGCTTAATTTTTGTAACCATACATCTCTATCAAATACATCTGGCATTTCTATATTTGAAATATCACTGTTGGCAACATCTTGTGCTTGGCAATCAATTGGATCATCAGCAAACACAGGAATACCTTCAATAGCACTTGCTACTGCTGGCGAACTATTGTACACAACAGTACACCAAGCATTATTAAGATCCATTTGTAAACTTCTATTACGATGATCGCTTATGTGTACATTATCTAATCCGTGTAATTTATATGCTTTTTCTGCCGGATTTAAATATTTTCCTGCTCTTCGATCTCCTGGATGTCCTCTAATGATAATTGGTCTATCACTATGCTGTCGTATTCTTGTAATTACATCTCTTGCCCATTCTTGGTTGTCTAAGCCTTTCATACTCCAACCACCATTTCGTTGCAGACAAATTAAAATATGGTTTCCTTGTGTACGCCATTCTTTTGGCCTAATGCCAAGTGTTTGGCTTAACTTGTTCCATCTCGTTGGATCTGGGTTATCATTAAAATAATTTCCTGTAGTTGGAAATACACCATCAGCACTGTAGCGTAGATAACGTTTAGTATTTTCTTTATCTAAGTATAAAAATAAGTTACTGTCTACAATTATTGTTTTTCGTCTAGATGCTTTTTGTTCGTCTAAAACTTTTTTGCGTAATTGTAAGTGTGGTGTATGTGGACTGTCTTCATGTACGTAACCTTGTAGTACTGCAACATCTGCCGGAACATAATAACCATCGTGTGCAATACCTACATCTCCGTGTTGACGTACACCTTCAACAAAACGTTTGAGAACTTCTGGCTTTTCTGGATTTTTATTACTACCAGGTATGCCTTTTAGATAACTTACTACTTTCATTCTATTGGCTCAGGCTTACCACAAAGTTCAACTATCTTAGGCCATATGTGTACCCAATAATGTCCGTTTGCCATTTCTGCCCTATCCCATTGTGCATAAGAAAGATCATTAAACCATTGTTGTATTGTTTCTTTATCTGCAAGTGCTGGCTTTTCAATAGCCTCTAGTTGCTTACTACATACAGGATAAGCAAAGTTTCCTTCATCTATTGCAATAGTAGGAACACCATAAGCAATAGAATCAATTGCACTACCACTACTATATGTTACACAAGTCTTTGCTTCTTTTAAATCTTGTTCTAATGTTCTTTCAATACCATCACTCCATACAATGTTAGGATAGTTTTTGAATACAATTTTTCCAATATCACCAAAAAAGTTTTCATGACCTTTTTCACTCATAGCAGGATGGAATCTAATTCTTATTTGACGTTTTGTTTTTTGTCTAATTTCTTCTATTGTATCTAAAAGCCATTCACCGTGATCACTACCTCTTAAACTTGCATCTCCTGGAAGTTGTGTTAGGATTAGAATATTTCCGTCTTTGTTTTCTTTCCAACCAGACCAATTATTGTAAAGGTCTCCGTATCTTCCTAGTCTTGCATTGTCTTTGTTATAGTTGTGAAAGTCTCCCTGTGCATTTAAGAATCCATTTAATCCAATTCTATACATGTCATGATTGCTTTGCTTTACAATGCTTCTAGCAAGTAATGGAGTTTCTAATATAATATAATTTTGACATTTTTCTATAACACTATTTCTTACACGATGATGTAGATTTTCTCTTGGTTTGGCACTACCAAAGATTACACCAACGTCGGTTGTTTCGTCTCCATTTTCTCCATAATCTAAACTAATTTCTACACCAGTTTTACGTATTTCTTTAATATACTTTTGCATATTAAATTCTGTTAGTTCTTCTTTCACTTTGACTGTTTGTGAAAAATGTTTGACCAGTCCTCTATAAAATGCACGAAGCACATCTTTCTCTCCGTTATTTTGTCCTGTCAACATGTAGATCTTAATTTTCATTTAGTATTCTCCTTGCTGTTCCATCGTATAGTTCTTGTATATGATACTGTCCATATGCTAAATGACATGCCCATTTGTAAACCAAATGGCTGTCTGGATAGAATGGCGTTTCAATGTTAGTTATCGAGTCTTGTGTTACTGGGGAAGCGGCATTGGGTGCTAGTCCTATTGCAGGAACACCGTATAGTACTGCTTCAGTTGCCGCGATGCTTTGTAGTGTTACAACACAAAAAGTATTGTCTAATTCTTCATAGATAGTTTTGACAATACGTGTAGGTCTATCTGCTTTTTCTCTTACAACAATAGGCCTGTCTGTATGTTGCTTAATTGTGTCAATTACTTGTTCACGCCATTGTTGCATATCAATACCATAAAATTTAGCAGGCTTTTCACTAGGCATTACAACAAGTATATTCTTTCCATCTTTTTTCCAATTTGGAATTTTGTATTTTAATTTTTCCCATCTATCACTAGGACGATCAATAATAGTGTTGTGTTGCAAATCATTTTTAACTATTCTGTGAAACCATTTCCATCCATTTGGATTAATTGGTGATTTGTAATTTCCTAAATATCCGCTGTCCATATAATAAAAATCTCGTTTATCTTCCCAACATTTTTTCATTATTTTATGTTTGAGAATACCACGTAATACTATCGGCTGTGGTGCAGTTGCATCATAATCAAAATCTTTATCTGATGTTGGTTTAGTATTGCACCCATCAGCAAACATATTAACGTATTCGTCTGTTCCGTTTTTACTTAAAAATATCATTCTGATAATCTTTCCAAAATTCATGTTCTAACATACGTTGTTTAAATCCATCTAATAAATCTGCATAACTGTCATTTGTTTCTAAACGTTCTGCTGAAAGCAAACTTTCGTTTATTCTACTAGGATCATAAAAAAATATATTAACACTATTACTACTAATACTAAAAAACTTATATCCTATGCTTTCAAAATATTCTCTATATTTTTTGTAACTTACACCATGGAATATTGTTTTACTATAATGATTACAATCTTCAATATAAGGAAATGAACCTATTGTATCGTAACTAAACTTTCTATTGATTTCTGCACAAATAATACTAGGACGAAAGTTTAAATTAATCAAGTTAGTCATTACTTCATAATCATAACTGTCTATATCTAAACTAAACACATCTACATCTTTGTCAAATAGTTGTATAATTTCTTTACACTTATTAGGTGTAATACGCCCTCTATGAAAAGTAACATTTTTATGTAATTTAAGTTGTCTTTTCATATCAAATGCTGTGCAATGATACTTGTGGTTCTGTACTAAATTTTGAGTGCAATTTATTGATATACCTGTAGGACTTTTTACATCACTACCCCAACCAATTTCAACACATTTCTTTGTAGGTTCTTTGAGTGCTTTTACTAAATGTAAAATTATTCCATCTTCATCTGATTGACAATGATGCCTTTCACTGTAAGGTAATCTAAACTTCATTTCTTCCATGTCCTAAAGTTATTTTCTAACTCTTTAAGTTTTCCGTGTTTTTTATTTTTCTTTTCTTGTTTATCAAGATCTTTACGTTCTGCACCAGTAGTAATTTTTTCAATATACTTGTCCATTTTAGGATCTTTTTTTCTAGCACCTTTGAAGTGTCTAAAGTATTTGCCTAGTACAGTTTCTTTAAGTGGACTGTGTGCAGTACGTTGCGGATGAAAATCAACAACACTTACTCCGTTATTAATTGCATCAATTACACAATCTGCAAATACATACGCATCGTTTGGTTTAGGAAATCTGTTTCTATCGTTAACACTGCGTGACAAGTAAATGTCTTCGTATCTGTTTACAAATGTTTCTGCATAGTTGTGTTTAGTATTGAACCAATATATTCCTGTGTCTGCATGTTGTATATTAGAACCAGCATACTTACCTTTATTCATTGTTACGCCCATGTAAGCCGCAATATTATCTATCGGACATTGTTGTTCTAACCATTCTTGTGTTATATCTCTGTACGTAACACTGTCTGCGTCTAAGTATATAATTGTGTCTGCATCTATGTTTCTACAAGCATGTATCCAACTAAATGCCTTATATGCAAAGCCTCTACTAAAGTGTGTACCAATGTAATTTAAATACTCTTGCAAAGGTTTACCACATGCTTCGTATACATCAAGTTCTTTTAGTTTGTGTGAACTAATAGGAAGTTTCATATCTTCAGTGTAACAATATAAAGGAATATTGTCTGGCCAAAATTGCAGATAAGTTTCTACCATTTTGTTTGCCATTGAGTCATAGTAGTCTTTATTGAATGTTGTTATACAAGCAAATTTACGCATTGTTATCTCCAAAAATAATTGGCTTTAGATGTTCCCAACTTTCACCTCTGGAATGTTCTTTTTGTGTCCATTGTGTGTAGGCAATATCATTACACCACTGTGTTCTATCTATTTCATAGTTTAAGTTTTCTATATTTTCTAAACCTTGTTGTCTAATAGGCCAAATCATGCTACCATTTTCAAAAGCATAAGTTGGTATACCTTCGCATATAGATTCAATAGAACTTAAACTATTATATGTAATTACACAATGAGCAGATTGTAGGTCTTGATATAGGCCGTCTGCTTTACATTGATTTAATTCATTAGGCAAATAGTCTGCAAGACTATCTGTATTTTCGCTTACACTAATATCTAGTTTAGGATATTTTGCTTGTAGTTTGTTTGATAGTTTAGTGCCACGACTTAAATTTCTAGGATGAGGTCGTAATAATATAGGACGATCTGTATGCTTTTGAATTTCTAAAATTATATGTTCAACCCAATCATAAAAACTATCATACTCTTTGTACAAATTTAAAAGACTACTGTCGCCTTCTTTTTGTCCCATTATAATAATTTTATCGCCACGACTTTTCCAGTCTTTTATTTGTATTCCAGTTTCTTTTTGAAATTTATTCCAACGATCTGGAGGACTGTTTTCGTTACCAAATTGTCCTTCTGTCCATTTGTAACTTGTCCAACCTAGTCTTGTCCAACCTAAATGTCTTCTAAAACTTGCAGATTCATTTACTAAAAAAGGTTTACCACTGTCACGTATAAACCTATACATTGGTCCTTGCCAACCGTTATTGATTTTAGGTTTTAACAAGTTAGTTTGAATATATGCATCAGCAGTATGTGGTTCTTCAAAACTTTCAATGATTTTAAAACTATCACCGTGTTTTGCTAAACCTTTTTGTAAACAGGCTTGAACTGTTTTAACTGCACCTTTAATTCCTACAACGGAGACCATTCTGTACCTGTTTTGTTTGCATTTTTAATCCACAGGTCAGCGTAGTCTACATCTTGGCAATTTTTAAACCAAGGTCCGCCTTCAGTAAAATGAATTGCTTTAGGTTTTCCATCTTTTGGTTCCTTGTACCAACCTTCTAGCCAATTCCATTCATGACTAATTTCACCTATTTCTTCATCTTTTAACCAACTAAAACGATGCATGTACTTGCCCGTTTCTTTGTTTACCATACTAGGAATAACTTGTTGATTACTTGGATGTTCACAATTCCATAACACCATTGAACTCCAATTTTTTCTTGGATATAAAGACTGTTGTTTGCCGTCCATCTTTGTTCCTTCTTTAGGAGTATAATCATGATGAACACACATTACAGCATATTTGTCATCTCGTTGTTGTAGTAGTTTGTCTACATCTTCTAACCAAAGAAAATCGCAATCGCAAAATAATGCCCAACCTTTGTAGTCTTGTAAGTATGGAATTAAAAATCTTGTAAATGTAAACTCTGTTGAACCTAATGCATCTGTTTCTCTTGTGTAAGCACCACTGCGTCTTAGTTCAGGTAGTTTAAGGTATTTGATATTAATAGGTTCTTCAGTAGTATGACGTAAACTGTATTCACATACATCACTGGCAATTTTTTCTCTGGAATCGTAACCAATATATACTGTATTCATTTATAATCCTTTTCCGTAGTTATCGTCTACGTCTTTTCTTTCTATGTCAGTTTCGACACATTCATCTCCATGCTGAACTTCTAATATATGACATGGTTCTTCGAAAGGATTGTATCCTTGATGCCAAACTTCTTTGTCAATATCATAACCTTTTGTTAAGTGTGGCAATGTAACATCATTCACATGACCATTTAACTCTGTCTTTACTTTACAACAACCTTTAAGCACGTACCACATTTCTGCACGTTTAAAATGACGTTGCATTGATAATTTTTGTCCAGGAGCAATAACAAGTTCTTTGACTTTAACACCTTTACCGATAGTATACAAATCTCTGTACCAACCCCATGGTCTTTCAACTTTTGGATGTTTCCATTCTTCTAATATCCAACTACTGCTATTGGCTTTGTGTTCACCACCTACACCAAATTTAAATTCAATTGCTGGGTCGTCACCATATGTTAGCATTTCGGGAATGTTCTTCCAAGTTCTGTCTCCACCATTAGCAAATATAATTTTATCATCTAATGAATTTAAACTTCTTGTTTTAAAAATTGCCGCACATGCACTATCATCACTGTCGTCAAAATCAATAACAGCGTCAACCATATAAAGTCTTTTTGTTATTTCAACACGTTCATTAAGTGGCATAAACGGTTGTCCTTTTTTACGTGTTAGCCAATCATCTGAGTTAAGTCCTACCCAAAGTTCGTCGCCTAACTTTTTTGCTTCTTCTAAATATTGTAAATGACCACTGTGTATCGGGTCAAATCCACCTGTTACTAGTACTATGGTTTTCTGTTTCATAGTACTATTTATGTGCGTATATAATGGGAAGTTTTTTATTTGAATAGTCAAAAGAAAAGACGCCGAAGCGCCTTTTCAAAAAAAGCAAAATAGGTAGGACTTGGTTACACCTACAACCCTTTGACGCAGATACCTGTCTGAATCCCAGGAACCTAGTTCCGCTCGGTAGAGCGATGTGACTCAGCGTATTTCTACTACCAAGCCTGGGTACCACCCCTAACTAGTCAAGTTCGACCCTCTGGTAAGAGCCTCTTCCTTGCACTATAAACATCGAGCCGCTAAACTCTTTGTTGCTTATGTTACTAATATAACAAATAATGCTATAAAAGTCAACCTTTATTTGAACAAAAGTTGTCCAAAATGATCTTATTTAAATTGATGCATCTTCCATGCCTGCTACTCGTAGTTTAGTAATATTAGTAATTTGCCATTGTTTCATGTCAATACCTTTCATTACACCTAACCACTTGTTACGTAGCAGAGCAAACTCGTTGATAATTTTTTCAAAGTCAACTACATCTGCTTCGCCGTCAACGTATTTTTCAACGTCACGACTGCTTAATGCTCTTTGATAATTTTCCAAATACTGTTTGAAAAATTTTGATCTAGTTCTACGTAGTTCAATGTTTAGGTATTCTAGTACTGCTTCAATTTCTTGTAATTGTCCAAACCGTTCTTCAACTATACCAGGCAAATTTGCCGCCTGTTTTTCTAAGTTTCCAAATAATTTAGTTTCCTTACGTGCTTCTTGTAGTTCGTTTTCATACCACAAAATTGCGTCAGGAATATTACCAATGTCTTGAGTAATTCTAGAATACCAGTTCATTAATCCCACTCTTCGTCATCACTGCTATATGGATCTTCGTCCCAAGCATCGTCATCATCTTTATGTCTTTTGCCTTGTAGGTCATCCACTGCTTCTTCTAAGTATGGATCTTCACCTCCTAAAGCATAAAGAACATCTTCTTCAACGCCGTTGTCTTGACACCACTTAACATATTGCATTGCTAACTGTTCTTTGTTTGTCTTTGGGACATACTCCGAAAAGATATCCCAAAGATCAATTAGTTGGTCTTCACTCATTTCCGTCACTTGCTTTTTCCTCGATTTTAGTATTAGATGCTTCTTCTGTTTCTTCTACAGGTTCTTCTGCATCTTCGTACTTATGTCTAATCTTAGAAAAGTCGTCCATTACGAGTTGTAAATTGTCACCAGTCCAATCTTTACGATAGTGTAACATTTCCTCGTTACGGCTGTTAACAAACTTGAGTCTATTACCTTGTTGTGTTAGAATTCCTTGTTTTTCAAACAAGTCTACTAAACCACTGTAAGGATCCATACCTGTTTCATATGGAATCTTTACTTGTACGCCTTCAAAAGGTTTTGCGTAACGTGTTTTCATTACCTTACATGCGGCTCTAATACCACGTACATCACTTACCTTTTTACCATCTTCATCTTCTTTTAGTTTTAGTTTTTTCATTGCTACAACAATTGAAGATGCATACACAAATCCTTGTCCACCACTAATTTTATCATCAGGGTCAAACATATCTTGTGATGCGTATGTGTGGTTAGTACATACCATACCTACATTGTAACTACCAAACATGTTTACACAGTTTCGTACAAGTGCTGTAAGTGCCTTAGGTTTTCTACCCATATCACCTTTCAAATCACCTTTACCAAACTGATCAACATCAGTTGGAGTTAGCAACATACCTAGTGAATCAATAACAAACAATACTTTTGGTCTGTCTTCTGAATCTACTGCATCATAATCTGATCTGTAGTCTTTCATAAATTCACTAATGGTTTTTGCAACGTCATCGATCATACTCATCGATAAACGTAAAAGTTTACTTTCATCAGTATCAACACCTAATGCTTTTAACCACTTTTCATCAAGTGCATTCTCTGAGTCAATTAGTACTACAAAGATACCTTGATCTTGTGCGGCCTTTACAATGTTACCTGAAGCAAAGTAAGATTTACCTGCGCCGGATTCGCCAGCAAACACTGTTACCTTACCAAGGGGAATTCCTTTATGGAAGTCCCCGGAGATAAGATGATTTAGTGCGTAATTGCCAGTCGAAACCCAGTCAGTTGGATCGTTAAAACCCATACCTAGACCTGTTATGCTCTTGGTAAGGTTCTTACGAAATTTACTAACGTCAAATGGTTTCGCCATGATTACTCCTTATTGTTGACGGTTGCGAATCATTGCTAAAATATCATTAGCACGTTCGCTACTTGGTTTGTCTTCTGTTGCACTTGCAGTAGTAGTTGCAGTTTCAGCCACTGGTGCTGGTGTTGCTTCTGCTACTGGTTCTTGTGCTGGAGTAGGAGCCGGACTTGCTGGAGCCGCCGTTGGTGCAGTTGCACCTTTGTTCGGATCACCAGTTGGAGCACTCATGCCTGGAGCACGAAAGTACTGTCCAAAACGGTCTGGATCATATGCTTCACCATCAACAGATGCTTCAAACATTTGTTGGATAACTTTAACTTCAACGTCTGATGGCTTCTTTGGTAAGAAGTCATTAAGGTTATGCAATCCATGTGTATCAATTGCAGTTTTTTCTTCTTCAGTTACTGCACGTTCTCTACGTGACCATTGTGAAGTCGAATAATCTGCATATCCACCTTTAGATGTTTTCTTAATTCTAAAGTCTACACCTCTTACATAATCTGTAGGAAGTTCTTCCATCTCAGGATCCATTAATGCACCCTTAATGATTTGGAAAATTTGTGGACCAATAATAAAACGTCTAATTGGATTTTCTGGAGTAGTATCATCACCAATTGGATTATCTACTACAAAGCCTTGGAAAATATAAGAACGTTTCTTCCAATATTTTCTACCTTGTGCTTCTAATGATGGATCTTTGAACCAACCACGTACTTCTTGAAGTACAGGACATGCTTCACCATACATTTCCATACATGGAACATTTACTGTCACTGGACGTGAATCAGTTTGTCCTTTAATACCTGCAAATGGAAGTTTGATCATCAAACGTTCTTTCCAAAAGAAAGTCGCCTCAGGATCTGCGTCAGGTAAGAAACGAAGTACTGCTTCGCTACCTTCTGCCATATTCCAATGTGGGTAAATTGCGTTGTCGCCGCCGCTTTGTTTGTTGTTGCCACTTGTACGTGACTCTTGTTCGCGTAATTTTGCACGAATCTCTGCTAATGTTGCCATAATTTAAGCCTCCTATATTTTGCCTTTATGTGCCTGCTGTAGATATGTTTCTCTAACAACATACCT